CGGCGAGCAAAAGATGATCGACGCCGTCCGACAGCAGCAGCAGATCGGTGCCGTTGTTCAGTAATAATCGATCGGACACTGTTCATAACTACCAATTGATTGCTGTCAGCCAACTCACGCCAGTCGCCGAGCGCACCGCCCAGGTTACGGGCAGCCTCACCAAAATTGCCACGCAATCGGTCTGCCACATCGAGCGCACCGCCTCGGTCGCGCCCGGTCCCGGCGTTGTCGTCATCTGCACGGCGGCATGCACGGTCGTGGCGATGTCGGGCACGCCCTCGAGCACGGAGGCGATGTTGTTCGGCGTCACTGCAATCGCAATCTTGCTATTGAGCAAGCCGCCGCTGCCGAGCACGATCAGCGGAGAGAGGCCGATGGTACTGCGCAGATTTGCCATCAACGCCCGCGTCGGGCTCATCACGATGACCGGATGAGTTGCCGTCACCGCTTCGGTCGCCGTGTGCAATGTTTCGATATCGCTCATCAGCGCCGCGATCGGGTCCGGCGCCGAGCTCGCGGTAAGCGCCGTAGTGCCATAACGGATGCCAGCCGGCCGCGCGCCGTTGTCGGGATTTGCATCGAACAACGCCGTATCGAGCGCCAGGGCAACAGAGCGTGTCAATGCATCGAGCATCAGTGCCTCGATGTTGGACGAGCGGATCATCTCGACTGTCATCACCACGATCACGGCGAGCTTGCGCGGCGTCAGCGTCACCAACGGCCCGGTCTTGCCCTGCGCCACCGGGATCGGATCGCCTTCCTTGACGAAGCTCGCGTAGGTCGAGTCGCCGAGCAGTGTCGGCACGGCGATGTTGCCGGCACCGTCGAATGACAGCTGCAGGCCTTCCTTGAACAGTCGCGCTGCCACCGATTGCGCCGCCAGCGTCGAAATGAACTCGGGGATGACGGTGCGCACCAGCGCCGGCGTATTGGAGGTATCGGCCGGCACCGTGGCCGCCCGCACGAGCCACTCCGCCGTGCCGTCATGAGACCATTCACGATTGATCACCTTGGCCGGCGGCGTCTTGTCGAAGGCGGCGATGCCGTAGGCAGCGCAGGCGCGCACGAGGCTTTTTGTCGTCGGACGCACGGCACTGAAATCTTTGATAATGGCAGCGGTCATTTCTCGCAATCCACGAGAGGCCGGAGGGGCCTGGGAGCTTCGGACGTCTTTACAGTCCGGCCTCTCGGCTTGGTGCGGCACATGCACCGAAGCTATGTAATCAACGTCATCGCCAGCGCGCCCAATTTCAGCGGTGGCAGCAGCACGCGCACAATCAACAGTAGGCAGATCAGCGCGACGACGATCCAGACGATCTTGGTGACCTGCGCCGGCAAGCCGACGCCGATCTCGGTCAGCACCCAGAAGGCGACGTAAACGACGAGAACGATAAGGCAGATGTAGATCAGCGCCATGATCACGGCTTCGACCATCTTCGCCTCCTATCAGAGCAAATGCGTTCTCTGGTGGCCCTTGATGATATTTTCTTTGGCCCATAACGGCCGCAAATTTAGTAATGACCAGCAACTTTTAAAATCTGCATCGTCCGCTGAGGCGAACGAGAAAGCATCGATCGGAATAATATGATCGACGTGCCAGTGCTTCCCATAATTGCCCCACGTCATTCCGTTGACAAATTGGCGCTCTAAATGTGCGACCAGATCAACCCGCGAATAGCCAACGAGAATCTCCCAAGATCGGCCATCTTTATTATTTCTGATCGAAGATCGAATTTGCGCAGAAATCGAATCGCTAATTCTTATCTGCGCGTCTTGTCTCCGCTTTCTGTGTGACTTTATAAAATAGCCGCGCATTTTCTCCGGATTGGACTCGGCCCATTCTTTATTTTTCTTTCTATGCCAATCACGATTTTTGGCCCGCCAAGCGCGGGATCTCGTTAAATCGGCATCTCTATTTTCCCAATATCTTTTCTTAAAATATTGTTTTAGCCGTTCTGAATGTTCTGCCCGATAATCTCTCGCGGCGATTTGATCATAATGTATCTTCGAATATAAACGCGCTTTTGCTAAGCGTTGCTCGCGCCGCTCCGGCGTCTCTCTTGATCGAGACGCTTGCTTAGTTTTGACTCGGCATAGTTTGCATTGATTGCGAAGAAAGCGTCCACTATCGCCCTTAGCAAAGAATTCTGCGGTAAATTCCTTCTCAATTCCGCAAATGGTACATCGTCTTAATTCAACCAATTAATGCCTCCACATCTATTACTTGAGCGCCCATTGGCGCGACGGCAAACGCGCATGCTAACGCAACCAATCCATCTATACGACCCGTGCTCCTGTTTTTGCTTAACTTGCGATTTGATTCATCCTTGCTCTCAATCACGGCGCAGGCCGCATTCATATTGAGAACAGGATGGTCGCCGTGAGCTAGTCTTTTGTCCAGGACCGCCTGCTCTAAATCTCGAAGTGCCGGGCTCATTGTCTGAGTGCCCATTCCTATTTCGACAAAATGCGCATCAATAAATTGCTCGGACAATCCAGCATGAATCAACCAAGGTTTTAAATGCTTGAAATTCCATCGATCAAACCCGATTTTCTCGACATTATATTGACCGCTGAAAATATTGTTCTTTAAGTACTGGGCGACATATTCATAAGCCACAGTTGCCCCAGGCGTCGTCTGCAGAAATCCATCCTTCGCCCACATATCGTAGGGCACGCGGTCCTTTTGGCTTTTCTCCGCCAGATCCTGACCGGGCAGCCAGAACGTTGGGAGTACGGACCAACAGCGACTGCCCGGTGGGGCTTGCCCGATGAGGACGAACGCAGTCAGATCGCTAACGGCGCTCAAGTCGAGCCCGCCCCAAACTGAAACATTGTGCAAATTCTGCGGCGGATTGCCACACACTCTCCACGCCTCAGGTGAGACAAATGGATTATTAATCTCCACCCTGCGATTTAACGCATAACATTCCCAATCCGCTTGTCGTGCCGGCATGCGTTTAGCATTTTCGGCCATGCTCAACACTTCCTGCTGATTCATAAAAATATCAAATGCTGGGTTTGCTGCTCTAATTGCCTCAGTGGAAAACGGATTGAGTTCTGGAAATGCTGTGTCAAACCGCAAAACAGTGCGCGGATCATGTGCCGCCTTGGCATCATCGATCAATATGCTTAGGAGATCGGCACTGGACGGGGCTTGTGTCGAAATTATCACTGTTAGCGGTTCTTTTTGAGCTGCCGTCGCTAATTCCATTGCCTCGAACAAAGCCGATCGCGGGCCGCGTACTTGTCCCAGTTCATCCATGAGAATGACGGCCGGGTTCAGTCCAAGAGCTGTAGAACTCTCTGCAGAAAGTGCCTTGTAAGTTGTCCCGGCAACTGGGCATATCAACTGTTTCGATGATTCACGGATAATGATTGAATTCTTCAGCGTTTCGTCTTGATTGATCATTTTGACGGCTAAATTGAAGATTAAAGCCGCCTGGTCACGTGATTGCGCTACCGAAAAAATTTGTGAGTTTGCCTTGAATTCCTTGCCACATAGATGCAGCAACATGATGATTGCCGCTTCGAACGTTTTTGCATTTTTGCGCCCACGTGAAATTATCGCGCGCCTGGTCCCATAAGGATTATCGTAGATCGCCGCGAAGTCTTTACGCATATATTCGGCCATCTTAAATTTCTGGCCGACAAATTGTCCTTCTGGAATTTTAATATGCCGTTGCAACCAAGCAATATTGCGTTCGGATCTGGTCTGATTACCTTGCGCATTCCTGGTTGATTTTCTTTTTGCCTTAACCGGGACCAATGCGAGTCTCTTCGCTGTTCTTGCTGCTGAGCCAGGCTAATCGACGTGCCGCCGACCAAGGCTTTCCTTTAGTAAGAGAATTTCCAAGCCAACGATTTCGCAAAATGTTCTTATGAGCCTTGGAATTAGCCTTTTTTGCATTTTCCCGAATCGTGGCCGACGAGCTGCATTTTTTTGAGCAGAAGCGTTGATTTTTCCATTTAGATCGCCCGATCTTACGTGCGAAGCTATTATGGCAATGCTCGCAAATTTTTTGATCATTATTTGTTTCAAGTTTCCAAGATGACCATCTTCCTCTCTTTGGTAATTCGATGTCTTTAACCGACCAACCATTTGTTATTAATCTTCTCCCATTAACAAGTTCACTAGCACCGCTTGGCGAAACTGCATGCTTTTTACGCAATTCAAATTGGGTTCCTACGAAACAACGACCGTCAATATGGCGAAATGTATATTTCTCGTGCCGATAGCCTGGATGGTTGGAGCCATTTTGATCGAGAGGAATTGTGCCAGCTAAATACCAATCTAACGCCGTAACAATTTTACGTTTCACGAGCATGTTAGCTAAAGAGCGTGTCATTTGTAGTTGGTCACTCATCTCTGCCTGAGTGCCAAACCATTTACGCCCATCTCTATTTTCAAGATTATAAACTTCGTGATCATACTGAGGTGCGTTCTTTCCGCTTTTAGCCTCTGCTGCACGCCTAGCTGCCCAGCCATAATATCCGCGTGAGATTATCGGCTGATATTTCTCTTTTCCAATCATGAAAGCCAATGTGCGCCACATGTGGCGGCCATGTATCTTTGCCAGCAACAAATGCGCAAAGAAGTGATCTTCGGGCGTAAGCCGAATTATATTGCTTCGTTTATTAGAGCCTCGAAGACTGCGCGGTAAAATATGGTGGCGCTCAGAATAGCCGATAAGAACCAGCTCTTTCTGTCGCCGATCTCTGATAAATTCCCGATAAATATGTTTATAATTCATGATGCTATTTTCAGAAATGCAATAAGTCGAGCGCGAATCTTCGGATCTTCGTGGCATTGACGCATCATCCGCTGCATCTTTGCAATTTGTTTTTGCGGAATAGGCGCGCCCTGCATCTTCAGACGCTCGTCGCGTTGAGTATGCGGAGTACGTTTGTGATCCAAGACGGTGACTTTCATCATGCCAGTCCACATAGAGTGGAGCGCAGCGAAAATCAAGGCCACCAAACTCTAATCCTCCCAAGGCCTCCTCATCGTCATCGGTTTTCTCTTCCGCTCATCCAAACTCGATTGCTGCGAGATCCGCATTTTCGTCGCTAACGAGCAGATTGCCCTTGATTGAACCTCCTCCGCCTGCAGTAGTTTGCAATAAGCGATCGGATCGAAATTTTTGTCCTTTTCGGCTGCGTGTATGAGCTCCGCGATACGCCTGGCACGAACTATATGCCTGCAATATTGGCTCAGCAGTGCGTGGGTCTCACGCTGAAACCAGGCTGCCGGTAAACGGTTTACAACAGCCCACCATTCTTTGGCCTCTTCATCATTCA